TTACTAACCCATTAATGATTGAAAAATTTCCTATAAGCAATAGTGGAATAGTTGTAGATAATGGAAGATTTCAATTAATAACAAAAAATGATAAACTTTGGGATGTCCATCAAGATACTACAAATTGGGCGTCGGTTGTTTATTTAACACCCAACGCTCCCAAAGATTGTGGAACTTCTTTTTATGAAAAAATTTCTGAGACTAAAAGTTTTATGAGTATAGAAAATATTTTCAATAGATGTATCATTTACAAATCAAAAATCCCCCACAAATCAACCAATCACTTTGGAAGTGACTATATTGATGGGAGATTAACTCAAACTTTTTTCTTTAATTTGAAGGACGAATAGGCCAGTCTACGTTTGTGACACCACTAGGATGTTCACGAGTGTCACATAATATTGGATTAGAATCTTTTGGCAAATCTCTCAATTTTTGTCTATATTCTGCCCAAGGAATTTTTACTGAATCTGGTATATCTGGAGTTTGAGACCAATCACTGTGATACAAAAGAATATTTCTATATTCCTTTAATCTTTTCATTGGTTCTTGTTCCACCAATATAGGATATATTTCAAGAACTTCTTCTAGTGTTGGTTTTGATTGCTTTTCATCGTGCCATTCTATTGTATTATAATCATCTTCTAAAGACCCTGTTCCTATAGAAACTACCCATTCTGCTCCTGGTCTAAGAGATTTTAATATACAAGTAATATTAGGTGTATTCATTATGCGATAATTTCTGTGACAACTATGCGAGCATCAGATTGAATTGAATCGTCAAGTTTATTTAGATAGAAAACTTCACTATAACTTCCAGAACCATATTTCGCAAATTGAGTTTTGTATGTTGTTGCGCCTGTAGTTGCGGGAGAATCCAAATAAGTACCAGAGGCAAGACACGCATCTCCATTAGGTTGTCCAGTGTTTACAAAAATTACTGGATTCCAAGAAGCAAGAACAGTACTTCCGCGTAATAATCTTATGGCACCCCTAATTGAATTATTTGATTGCCCCAACGCTTCATGAGTCCAAGTAACTAATATTTTATTGCTACTAGATGTTGGGGTAATTGTTACCGATAGATTAGTATCCGCAAAAGTTCCTGATGTAGTAGACCTTTGAGTCGCATCTGAACCTTGTACAACCTGAACAATACCAGTTCTACCTTGTATTCCTTGAGCACCAGTGTTTCCAGTGGTTCCTTGAGTACCTGTAGCACCTTGTGTGCCACTAATACCTTGAGTACCCTGTGCTCCAGTCGCACCCTGAGCACCTGTAGTTCCTTGAGTACCTGTAGTTCCCTGAATACCAGTAGCACCTTGTGTTCCTGTTGTACCTTGAGTACCTTGAATCCCCTGAGTACCCTGTGTTCCTTGAGTACCTAATGTTCCTTGAATACCTTGAATACCTTGAGTACCTTGAATGCCTTGAATGCCTTGAGTACCCTGAGTTCCCTGAGTACCTAATGCTCCTTGAGTACCTTGTGGTCCAGCAGATGTGAAGGTAATAATATCAACAATATCACCAGCAACCAGAGGGTCTTGTAGAACAACTGAAGTTCCATTGGTTGCCGTATATTCTGCACCAGTTAAGTGAGCACCATTCACATAAACATCAATATTACCTACAGCATAAGTTACACTGAATGTTGTCTGACCTGCTGTTGCGGTGAAGTTATTATTAACTCTATCAAAACTAAATCCTTGAATACCCTGAAGTCCTTGAGTACCAGTGGTTCCTTGAGTACCTTGAGTGCCTTGAATTCCCTGAGTGCCCTGAATACCTTGAGCACCTTGAGTTCCTTGAATACCCTGAATACCTTGGATTCCTTGAGCACCAGTATCACCCTTATCACCAGTTCTAGCAAAGGTAATGATAATGTCAGTATCTGAGAATGTTGTTACACTACCAGAAACATAAGAACATAAAACATCATACCAACCACCATTATCAACTAACGATGAAATAGTATAGAGTGCAAAATTTGCAGTATTATTTTTGTTTGAGATTCTAAAATGACCCTTGATTGTAGAGGTAGAATCATCAATTGTCTGTAAGAAATTATCAATGTTTGTATTACTATCATCAGTATCGTCAATATAAAGACGAGTTGCTGATGTAATGTTTACATTATTGAGTCTTAAATTGCCAACTCCAGGATCTGAACTTGTTGTTGAAGGATCAAAGGTATAGTCAAAAGTAGCACCACCAAAGTTACCCGTGGTTCCTTGAATACCTTGAATACCCTGAGTACCTTGTGTTCCTTGTGGTCCTTGTATACCTTGAATACCTTGAACACCCTGAGTTCCCTGAACACCTTGAGTTCCCTGAACACCTTGAACACCTTGTGCTCCAGGGTCTGGTATTCTTTTCCAGGATGATCCATTCCACTGCCATCTGTTACTATTAGCAACGTAGATATCATTTAAACTGGGATTTGCTGGAAAATCTAGTGATGTAGGCATTATGAGTTTTTAGTTATTTATTGTGGTTTAGGACCCAACAATTGTTCATCCCAAATTTCTTTAAGTTCTGATGTAACTTCCTCAACCGTTGTTCCAGTGATTTCTGCTTCAGTAACAATATTAGTTACGTCTCTAAGTGCTTGTTTTTTAATTTTGATTTCTTCAGTATCAGTCCCCAATTCAAGTGCTTTTACAAAATCCACATCTAGTTTTTCTAGAAGTGGTTTTCTCACCATTCTCATCTTATCTTTTTGAATTTCTTTTGCTTTGTCTAGATTAATCTTGATCATTTCTTGTACTCCTTTTCCCAATCTTCGTAATCCATTCCATAACCTGTTGGTTCTCCAAGTGCTTCTACATCAAGTTCCCAAGCATTAAAGAATGTATGATCGTTTGATACTTCTTCTTCGTTTACAATCCAAAATGGTTGTCCTGTTGGAGTGTCTTTGAGAGCAATTTCGGTGACTGTATAGGTTTCTAATGCTTCTGGTGTTGGGTAACCTATTGCTACTCCACCAGAGTCATTATACATAAGAATTAATTGAGACATAGTATGATATTTTTTGAATATTTATTAAATTATCTAAAAATTGCGGCACAAATAATACTTTCATCTCTTGCGCTATAATAAATTCCTGGATTAGCAATGTATGTTTGAAATCTATGTGAAGTAGAAGAATTACTAATAATAACACTCATTGAACTTACACTACCTTGATCGTTTATTTTTCCATGCGCAACTCCATAATTTGCATCAGGTAAAGAATTACTAAAATTAAGCGTATAATCCCCTCCACCATTTTTTGTGATAGAAGATACATTACCACTACCACGAGTGGTAGGTGTATTGCCATTAAAATTAATCCAAACACGGCATCCATATGCCGTTGCTACTGACCCATATCCTGAGTTAAATTGAAAATTTCCATTGTTTGCTGCTAATACATTCCAAGAACCAGACGTAGTTAAAAATCCTTGGTTGGCAGCAGAATCTGAGTACCACCATCCACGAGAAGTTCCATCAGCAGTTTGTAGTTTTATTGAACTTGAACCATTACTTCTAGATCTTGAAAACCATCCATACGTTGTATCTTCATAAAATTGTGCGCCACTTGAGTTATAAAGACCTGTGCCACCTCCAAGACGAATCCAGTTGTCGTGAACAATGTATCCGTTAGCATCTGTTCTTAAAACAACGTTTGCCCCACTTGTTCCTGAAGAATATCCATTTAAAGTAGATGCATTTGTAGTTGTTAATCCACCAGCACCTTGAGTCCCTGTGGCACCCTGTGCTCCTGTTGATCCTGTAGTCCCTTGAGAACCAGTAGCACCTTGAGCACCAGTAGTACCTTGAGTTCCTGTTGTACCTTGTGTACCGGTAATACCTTGTGCTCCAGTTGTTCCTTGACTACCTAAAGTCCCATTGAATCCTTGAGCACCCTGAACTCCCTGAATACCTTGAACACCCTGAATACCTTGAACACCCTGTAGAGCAGCGGTAGAAATTGTTTCCCACCTCACCCCAGTTCCAGTTGAAAGAAGAACTGATGTTGCAGCACCTACTTGATTATTAATATCATAAAGACCACCAGTAATTCTGGTATTACTAAGTGTAGAAACACCAGATACATTCAATTGTGAAGTACTTACTGTCGTATCAGTAACTTGCATACCACCAGCAGCAAGTCTAACTCCATTAGCGATTTGAGTTTTTCCAATACCAACACCATAATTAAATATCCAGGCATCAGTGCTTAATCCGGTAAAGCTACCAGACTTAAACCACATCAACTGTTTATAAGTATCTGGTGTAAGTTCTCCACCAGAATTCATACTAATGAGTGGGGTTCCTTCAGTTGATGCAATTGCAACACCACCACTACTTGCGGAGATATCAGTAGAAACATCTTGATTTAATATATTTGTCGTATATCCAACTACAATATCTTTATCAGTAACTTTAAGTTCATTAACAGCAAAGAATGCCGTAGTACCACCGATTGTTATATTGCCTGCAACATAAAGATTAGAACCATCAAAAGTTAGGTTATTAGAACCCGCAGGATTATTTGACGCATTTTTATAAACAATCTGATTTGCAGAACCTGCTACGGGACCAGTAATACCCTGAGTTCCTTGTACACCCTGAACTCCCTGAATACCTTGGGTTCCTTGAACACCCTGGACACCTTGTAAAGCAGCAGTCGCAATAGGAATCCAACTGACTCCAATACCAGTTGAGATTAAAACAGAAGTCGCAGCGCCAACATTATTATTTACATCATATAAAGGACCAGACAATTTAAGTGCTGGAATTGTTGAGATGCCAGTCTGGTCAGTGACCGTTACACTTTTTGCTTCAATTCCACTAGAATGAATCCTGGTGTCACCAACCTGATATCCAGAGGTCGTAATAGTTACGGCACTACCTACATTTATACCGTTCTTGACTCTAAAATTCTGATCCGCCACAGGTTCACTTTCCCCCGTTGGTTTTTAGGTATTTATCAAACTTTGATACCATTAAATGTTACCTTAAAGTTTGTAGAAGAAGCACTGGTTGGTGTTGCGAGTAATCTAATCTTTCCACCAGACACATCAACGTTGTAAGTAGAAACTCCGACATTATTAAAGATTGAACCATACTCTGTATGATAAGCAGTTGTGCCGTCGTGTAGAGCAATAATCTTCGTTGTGTGGAAGTTGGTTCCTTCAGTTGCCTGAATTGTGTACTCTACAGAACGATATGTTGAAGTTGCTAGTGCGGAGTGAATACCTACTTGAGCAGTTGATGATGTTGTAAATGTTGTAGTTCCATAAGAAACATTGTTATCAATTGAGAGATAACCATCAACTTGAAGCTTCTCATTCGGAATTGTGGTGCCTACGCCGACATTACCAGTTGTATGAATACCAGCACTTGTACCAATCCAATAGTTGATATAAGCACCAGAGTTCGCATCAACCCACTGACTGCTAGTGCCATCATCATAATAAACTTTCAGAATACCATAGGTACTATCCCACCAGAGGTCGCCATTCAAAGCGCCAGCAGGAGCACTTTCACTGATAGTTACGACAGAAGAACCACCATTTGCATCAACCCACTGAGCACTGTTTCCATCATTATAGTAAATCTTAAGATCGCCAACTGTGCTATCCCACCAGAGATTACCAGCAGCAGTTGAAATACCAGGCGATACCGTAGAGATTGAGACACTTGCACCACCAGAAGAAATATTACCAAAGTCAATAACTACAGTGCTACCATATCCAGTGATGCTCAGTCCAGTTCCAACAAAGTTGATATCGGTAAATCCAATACCAATTCTTGCTTCAGGTGTAATGACTCCAGAAAGAGGATTCGTTGCTGTTGAACCAATACCAATACCAGAAGTAAACTTAGTTCCATTCTGATAAAGATTGCCATTAAAGTTCAGGTCGCCTGCAACATCCAACTTATACTGTGGATTTGTGGTTCCAATTCCCAGCGACCCAGAAACATAACCACCACCAGTGACTTGAAGAGGTTGTGATGCGGTTCCTGTAGAAGTTCCAGAACCAATCAGAACAGGTCCGTTCGTGAATGTAGAAACCCCAGAAACATTTAATGTAGCGAAGTCATTAGGTGCAATGGCAATTGCTGCTTCAATCGTCGCAGTAGTAACAGAATCCAGAGAAACAATGTTCTGAAGTTCTCTGGCAGAACTAATGACCTGAGTTCCACTGATATAAAGAGAACCAGATGTTACAATACCAGAAGAATTGATTGATTGTGCAGTTAAATCTGTAACTGTAGTAATACCAAGAGTTGAAATACCAGAAACTTGTAAGGTATTCGCTGTCGCAATTCCAAGACCACTAGACTTCAGAACTCCAAGAGTTGAGAAGATTGGTTCATCAGAAAGTGTAATTGTAGCAATGCTACCACCAGCATATCCACTAACAACGATATTGCTAGTTTCAACACTTCTAAAGTCAAGAGTTGTAATGCTGCCAGAAGTACCAACAACATTTCCTTGGTCTCTGACTTCAATACCATCCAGAGTACCAGCACCCGCTGCTGTTACAGGTTGCCAACTCCAACCACCAGCACCATCAGCAACAACAACATAATTTGTTAATCCAGCAGAATTATTAATATTATCATAAAGACCACCACGAATGCGAACATCACCAAGAACATCTAGGTCATATGCTGGATTTGTGGTTCCAATGCCGACCTGAGACATTCTGTAAATGTCGTTACCAAGTCCAGCAGACCAACGAGAAGCAATAAATGGTTGATTGTTTTGATAGAGAAGACCGTTGAAGTTAATGTCTCCATTAACATCTAAGAGATACTGAGGATTTGTAGAACCAATACCAAGGTTGGTTGAGATATAACCACCACCAGTAACTTGAAGTGGTTGATTAAAGCTTCCTGTTGAAGTTCCAGAACCGATTAGTACAGGTCCATTTGCAAAAGTAGAAACTCCAAGAGAATAGATATTACCATTGAAGACTGAAGAAGTTGTAACACCAGCAATATCCAGATTTCCAGTCAGTCTGGTATCAATATTATTGAAGGTAATGACTTGATAACCACCAGCATTATTAATCTGACCTACGCCAATGGTTCCCTGGAATGCAACATTACCAGTGCTGTTGTAGATGTAGAAAGAATTAGTTCCGTCTGCTGCCTGAATATAACCGCTAGAAGGTCTGAATGAATTAGCAGTTACAATACCAGAAACAGTAACTCTTTCAGTTACAATATCAGCAAGAGTGCTGATGCCAGTTGAATTGATATTTGTTAGAGTGGCATTTGTGCTGTTTAGAGTTGGAATTGTACCAACACCAGCAACATTCAGTTGAGTCAGAGTTCCAACAGAAGTCAGTGAAGAGTTGGTAACTCCACTACCTAATGTTGTAGAAGAAAGAACTTCTGTTCCATCAATCTTATAAACCTTTCCAGAAGCAAGGTCAAGATTCTCACTTGACTTCAGAGAATCACTAGAGTAGTTGTAGATAAAGGTCTTCAGAACATTTGCAGAACCAATACCAATTCCACCACCATCAAGAAGAAGATTGCTTCCGACTGTGGTTGCGATACCAACTCTGAGGTCAGCAAGTTCAATCGTGGAAGAATTAACAATAAATTGAGTACCATCTACATAAAGGTCTCCCTTGATTCTGACTGCACCAGTATCATCTCCGATTGCTGCTGGGTCAATAACAATGCTTGAAGGTCCAGTGATGGAATTATTGCTGATATTAATTCCGATGCTAGGAGAACCTGTAGAGAAGTTCTGAGCATAAACCGTACCCGTTACAGTAACACCAGTACCAATAACCTCTAACTTCTTAGAATTATCAAAGTATAGACTTGCTCCACCATCTGCAGTAAAGGATGCTAGAACTTCAGTGCCTGCAGCATTCTGGAAGAAGTGCTGTCCAGAATTATAGTAAAGAATGCCAGTATCATTATCAATATAACCAGCTCCACCATCGTGGAAGAGTTTCAGATAATTTGCACCACCAATGTTCAGAACATCATTAATTCCAAGGTAAACATTATCCTGGAATGTAGCAATACCAGAAACTTGAAGAGTATTTGCCTGAAGAATATTGAGAGTGCTAATTCCAGTAGAATTAATATTTGTTAGATTTGACTGAGTGCTATTCAGTGTGGTGATTGTAGCAATACCAGAAGTGAGTCTGGTGTTCGTCAAATCTGTTACGATACCTACATCAATGTAACCATAATCAGCATTCAGGTTGGTAAAGTCAGAATTAGTATAGGTTACATTTGTTCCACTCAGAGTTGTAATCGTACCTAGACCAGAATTAATCTGACCGTTGAATGTGGTTGCGGTTACAACACCAGATACTAATACATCACCTTGAACTTGTAACTTAGAGGTTGGATTAGTAACTCCAACACCAAAGTTACCAGAAACATAACCACCACCAGTAACTTGCAGTCTCTGAGAAGCAGTACCAGTAGAAGTTCCAGAACCAATCTGAACTGGACCATTTACAAAGGTTGAAACGCCAGCAACATTTAGTGTTTGGAAATCATTAGGTGCATTTGCAATCGCCGCTTCAATAGTTGCAGTAGTGATACTGTCAAGAGAAACAATGTTTTGAAGTTCTCTAGAATTGCTGATAACTTGTGTACCATCAATATAGAATGAACCAGCAGTAATGATTCCAGTTACATTCAGATTCTGCGTATCAAGTATTCCAATTGTAGAAATACCAGTTCCATAGAAATTACCGTAGAAGGTGGTTGCGGTTACAACACCAGATACTAATACATCACCTTGAACTTGTAACTTAGATGTTGGTGTTGATATGCCAATTCCTGTATTTCCAGAAACATAAGCACCACCAGTAACTTGCAATCTCTGATTAGAAACTCCTGTTGGAGTTCCCATATTCACAAGAAGATTGCCAAGGCTATCAATTTCTACTCTGTCAGATCCAGAAACAGATGGTCTTTGTTCATAATTTGAAGTGCCTGTTTGGAAAACAATTCTACTATTTCCAGCACCTTGTTCTGCTCTAATATAAAGAGTTCCGTTGTTATTTTCAAATGCAGAACTTGATTGACCTGGATCTACAAGAGAAATCCAAGAACCATTAGAATCGTAAATGGCAAGATTAGAGAATGGATTGGTATAACCAATTCCAACATAAGTTGAAATATAAGCACCACCAGTAACTTGAAGTGTTTGATTAAGAGTTCCAGTCTGAGATCCAGAACCAATTAGAACTGGACCATTTGTAAAGGTAGAAATACCAGCAACTTCTAATCTCTGTAAGTCTAGACTTGTAATTGAAGCATCAGTAGAATTAAAGGTTGTAATTGTACCAACGCCAGTATAATTCAGTCTTGTGCCAGAAATGTCAGTTACGACACCAGTTTGCGAGTAAATATTGTTAGAATGAAGATTGCCAATATCCGCACCAGTAATTGTAGCAATTCCACTTGTTAATCTTGAAACCTCAAGAGTATCTGCATTGATTTGCTTATCGGTAATCTGTACATTACCAACAGCAAGTCTTACATTATTTGGAACAAGGGTAGATCCAATACCAACGGCATAATTGAACATCCAGGCATCAGTGGTGCCAACTCCATAAGAGTTTTTAGAAACCCACATCAACTGCTTATAAGTTGCTGGGAGACTACTGAATCCTGCAAGAGCAAGGTCTACTAATGGATATCCCTCTGTAGAAGCAATTGCAATACCACCGTGAGATGCTGTAGTATCAGTTGAAACATCTTGATTTAAAGCATTAGTTGTAATGCCAAGAATAATTTCTTTGTCAATAACTCTTAAGTCTTCAGCAGTAATAACCGATGTAGTTCCACCGATACTTAAGTTTCCTGCGATAAAGACATTATTATAAAATGTTGCTGTTGCATCATAAACATTAAAATCACCTTGAACATCAAGATTTTGAATCGTAGCAATACCACTTACAGTTAAATCGGTATTTGTGAGATAATCAATCGTAGCATTTGTGGTGTCTAAGGTTGCAATCGTACCAACACCAGTATAGTTAAGTCTTGTACCAGAAATATCAGTTACAATACCTACATCAATATATCCATAATCAGCGTTCAGATTAGTGAAATCAGAATTAGTCGAAGTAAGATTAGTACTATTCAGAGTGGTGATTGTAGCGACACCACTTACATTAAGTAATGTATTATTAAGGTCAGTGATCGTGCCAATTCCACTACTTAGAATCGTAGCAGTAGCAACACCAACATTAATATAATCACTGGATAGATTATTGATAGTAGCAGTATCACTATCAAAGGTTGTAATTGTACCAACACCAGTATAATTCAGATATGTACCAGTGATTGCTGTTACAATCCCAACATCAATATTAGCATTATCAGCGTTTAAGTTAACAAAATCAGAATTTGTATAAGTTACATTTGTACCACTTAAGGTTGTAATACTTCCAGTAGTTGCATTTAAACTAGTAATCGTAGCAATACCACTGGTTAACCTACTGTTAGAAATCTCAGTGATAATGCCTGTTACAATGTATCCATTATCTGCATTCAGATTAGTAAAGTCAGAATTGGTAGATACAATATTGGTGCTGTTAATTGTGGCAATTGTGCCAACACCAGTTACATTCAGTTGTGGTGTTTGTAGTGTATCGTAAACAGTAACGCCATATCCAGTGGTCTCAAATTTTTTGAGGTTGTCGTAATAAAGTTCTGCTGAACCATTTCTGTTAAAGTAAGCAGCAGTTTCTGTATCATTAACTCTTATAGCAACATCATCCCAGTTTGATATACTTAATAGTCCCTGATTATTTGTATATCCAATTCCAGCAGTAAATGCACCATCAACGACTCTGTATAGTGTAGTCGGACCAAAAGCATTAATTACAAATCCACCAGTAGAAGTTGTAACGTCAGTGACCGTAAGATTATCATTAACATTGACCGTTCCACCATTAGAATCAAGTGTTAAATTACCAGTGATGGTATCAATTGTATTATCATTTGTAATTCCAATTTGAATATTATCAATCGTAGCCCCACCGTTCGCATCAATCGCACCATCAAACGTAGAAATACCAGAAACATTCAGATTGGTTAGATTAGTCTGAGTACTATTCAGTGTTGCAATCGTACCAACACCAGTATAATTAAGATTTGTACCACTGATATTGGTTACAATTCCACTATTAATATAAGCGTTGGTAGAATATAATGTAGCGATACTACCAATACCACTGTTCAGAAGATTATTGGTTAGATTATTAATCGTGCCAGTTGAGCTATTCAGAGTGGTAATTGTAGCGATACCACTTGAAAGTCTTGTGTTTGTGAGGTCAGTTACGACACCAACATTAATATAACCATTTGATGCATAAAGGTCAGTAATCGTGCTAGTACCGACAACTTCTCTAGTAACATCTAGATTTGTAATCGTAGCAATACCAGAAGTCAATCTGGTATTGGTTAAGTCAGTTACAACACCAACATTGATATAACCATTTGATACATAAAGATCGGTGATACTAGAAATACCACTCAGGAATCTGGTATTATTGATTTCAGTAATGGTTGCATAAGTACCAACCAGAGTTGGAAGAGTACTTAAACCAGATACATTTAGATTATTAAGAGTTCCAAGATACTGAAGTGAAGAATAAATGACTCCAGAACCAAGAGTATTGTTTGATAGAACATCCGTTCCATCAATCTTATAAGTTTTACCAACAGCAATATCAAGATTTTCACTTGACTTTAAAGAATCACTTGCATAATTATAGGTAAAAGTCTTCAGAATATTAGTAGAACCAATTCCGATTCCACCACCATCAAGGAGCATATTGCTTCCTACAGTGGTCGCAATACCAACTCTTAGGTCGGCAAGTTCAATCGTTCCAGAATTTACATAGAATTGGTCACCATCTACATATAAATCACCTTTGATTCTTACGGCACCAGTATTATCACCAACTCCAGCAGGGTCAATGACAATACTTGAAGGTCCAGTGATTGAATTATTATTGATATTAATACCAACTCCAGAAGCACCTGTAGAGAGTTGGTTTGCAGTTACAATACCAGCATTAATATGAGTACTATCAATTCTGGTAAGGGTAGCATTCGTACCAGTTAAATCGGTAATTGTACCAACACCACTGGTTAATCTGGTATTGGTAAGGTCGGTAATTGTGGAAACACCGCTTGTAAATCTGGTGTTTGTAAGGTCGGTAATAACACCAACATTAATATTGGCAGTTGGTGAATATAAAGTAGCAATTGAACCAACACCACTGACATTCAGGATGGTGCTGTTCAGATTATTAATTGTACCAATACCAGTGTTTAGGATATTGACTGTACCTACACCAGTAGTATTAAAGTTGCTGATTACATTATTGATTGTACCAATACCACTAGTCAATCTAGTATTGGTAATGTCAGTAATAACACCAACATTAATATTAGCGACTGGAGCATTTAAGGTCGCAATTGATCCAACACCACTGACATTGAGAAGGGTGTTGTTCAGATTATTAACTGTACCGATTCCAGTGTTTAAAATATTAACTGTGCCGACACCAGTGTTATTAAAGTTACTGGTGAGATTGTTGATTGTACCAGTGTCACTAATAAAAGTGGTAATCGTACCGACACCAGTATAGTTAAGTCTTGTACCTGTTATATCCGTGACGACACCGACGTTGATATTCGCAGCAGACGAATACAGAGTTGCGATGGAACCAACACCACTTACATTTAATAGGGTATTATTTAAGTTATTAACAGTACCAATACCAGTGTTTAAAATATTGACTGTCCCAACACCAGTGTTATTAAAGTTACTGGTAAGATTGTTAATTGTAGCGGTATCACTATTGAACGTTGTAATAGTACCAACACCAGTATAGTTAAGTCTTGTACCAGAAATATCTGTAACTACACCAACATTGATATTTGCATTTGGTGAATAGAAGGTTGCAATAGAACCAACTCCACTCACATTGAGTTGGGTGCTATTTAAATTATTAACTGTTCCAATTCCAGTGTTTAGAATTGCAACGGTAGCAACTCCAATGTTTGAAAAATTACTATCAAAATTATTAATCGTCCCAGCAGTGCCAACAAGATTAAAGATTGTTGCAACACCAGTAATATTTGCATTACGAGCATTTAATTCATCAAAGTAAATATCATCATTTACATATAAGTCTCCACCAACATAAAGATCACCACCAGTAGTCGTGATACCACCAGATGAGGCAAGTGTTGTAACACCAGTTGTTTGAGTATCACCAATTACATATAAACTTCGTCCACCAGCGTCCGTCGTTCCAATCCCGACCTTTCCTGTAACTTGAAGTACTGTTTTACTCTCAGTGCTTGATGTAATACCAACATTTAATCTTTGTTGTCTGCCGGAAAGAAACTTAGACATTTTTGAAGTTATTAGTTAAGTGTTTCTAGGATGCTGCCAATAAATTTGATGTTCGTATTATCACTTGCAGATAATTGAAGAACATCACCAGATTCAAGAGTTAATTTACCAGCAAGAAGACTTACTGTATCATTACCCTGAACTGGAAAATCTTTCATAATCTCAGTAGTCACCGCAATACCAGACTTCGTTCTCTTATGCGAAAACGAAATCGTATGAGTGTTAGTGTCAATATTTGCACACTGGGCAAGCAAAACAACACCAGTGTAACCAACAGGTGCAGTATAGATGCCGACAGTATTTGTTGTTGCTATTTTTGTAACTGTCTTAAAGACATTTAATGGTAAAGCCATTTTTTATTCTCCCCCTAATGCTAGAATAAATGGTGTGAGAGTTGAGAACAAACTCTTAGAATAGAATGTGCCAGAAATAGTACCTGTCGTCTGATTGATTGTTACACCCTCACCAATTCTAAAATTGCCTGCTTGGTCAGTGCTTGTGTAAACAACCAGACCACCGTTTCTCATATCAATTTCATTGTCTTGAATTGGAACTCCACCTTGATTAGGGAGAGCACTGTTAATATTTGTTCCAGATCCAACATATTCAAACGAGTGACCAGAAGCTAAAACTCTACTTTGTTTGAAAAATGGAACCTGAGTTCCATAATCAAATGCATATGGTACATTTTCATTTACAGTAATTGTACAAATACCAGATACAATTGGTGTAGAACTTATAATTGAATAATAAGTTGGCAGTACTTCCAACGTTGCCGTTGCTGTATTTATTCCAACATCAGGAGCACTGATTGTGATTGTTGGAGGAGTTACATATCCACGACCACTTGAAATAATTTCAATAGCAACAACACTACCATTCACAATTTCTGCAGCAGCAAGTGCAGTTACACCCCAATCAGTAGGGGGGTCAGAAATTGTGACTGTTGGGGCTTCTAGATATCCTGTTCCACCAGATCCGACTCTAATTTTTGAAACAGTGTAATAAAGTGAGTCAAAATAAACAACCTGACCATCAAAAGGTCTGATATCTTTAATGGATGCAGTACCACCAGAAACATAAACCTGACCAGGAGTTGTTGATGGTCCAACATTCACAACAAATGAATTTGGAGAAGGTACACTCTTTACCTCAAAAACATATCCATTATTACCACTTGGATAAGTTGCAATTCCTGCACTTGGATTTCCAATACAACTAAAACCAAGACCAGCAATCGTAACACCAGTTCCTACATTAAAGTTATGAGGATCTGTAGTTGTAATCGTTGCAACACCAGTGTTATTATCATAAACAGCATTTGAAACAATGTAGATCGGTTCATCTAAATTAACAGTGAACGTATCACTATTTGCTTCAGCATCAACTTCAATTAATCCAATATACTTCAAAGGTCCAACACCATCTGCAACTAGACCGTAGTTACCAAACGAAGCATTGGAGTTTGTAAGATCACAAGCGCCACCAGATCCACAATAAACTGCAGTGTCTGGACAAATTGTAAAGAGTGAAACTAACTGAGCGTATCCTTCATTCGTGATTGAAACACCAATACCATTCGCATTATATTGAGTATAGGAGTCCAAAACCATACTCTTGGTTGGACCAATTGCATCTGTACCATTAACCTTCATTCCAATACTGTTTGGAATAAAGTTGGTACAGTTCTGAACATAAGGCGATTGGTTCACATAGACTGGTTTATTTGGATTGAATGCTACAATCGCACCAGTATTTGCTGTCCCAACAAAGGACATTTCGGCAATATAATTTCCATTACTTACATAAAAAAGGTCTCCTTGATTTTGTGGAGTAACGGAGACTTCTCTTAAACTTGAACCAACAATACTAACTTGTTCTGGAAGTGCAATTGGATTATTCTCTACATAAGATCCAGCACTAACTTTAATAACAGTTCCTGTTGTTGCTGCGGTGACTGCTGCTCCGATTGTTCGCTTTGCGTCTCCGAGTTTGAGTCCTGTGTTTGTGTCTTTTCCGTCTGGGGTAACATAAAGAATATTAGTAACAGTAGCGCCAGCGGCAACTCGTACAACTTCTGATCCGATACCTGCTCTATTTCTTACAGCATAGAGTTCTGCATCATTAATATTGTAGGCTAATTCGCCGTATTGTAGGGCTCCTTGTGCTGGTATTTTTCCAGGTACAGCAGAGCGTTTAATCCGAATCGGAGTTCCCATTTATGATATGCGGTATCTACCAGAAAGCAGTATGTACTGCCTCATATATTTATTCAACTTGCATTATTTCTTCTTGGACGATAAGCAAATAAGTTGGTTGGTGGATCAGGTTTCATCCAATTTTTAATTTTCTCATATCTTTCCATATCAAAAAACTCCTGTGAGAAGTACCAATCTTCCCAAGGAGTATGTCCCTTATCTTGGTTACAAGAGTGGCAGCAGCAGACTACGTTTTTTGTAAAGTCCAGTCCACCTTTTGACTGAGGAACAATGTGGTCTATGGTGAGGTTTTCTTCTGACCCACAATAGGCACATTGATGATTCCACTGTTCTTTTATATGTTGCCTCCACATTCGTTTCGCCTCCCCAGAACTTGTTGCGTGTAACTGAAACAAGTATTCTTTTGGAGAGTGTAGAGGTCCCATAAGTTACTGCGACTTATGAATATTTATCTTCTTACAGGCATCACGAGCATATGCCCTTGCCATACTGTCTACATTGGAACAAGGTTTACCAGACTCTCCACAGTAAGGGCACTTAGCATCTGGTGGGTCATTAGGGTATGAAAACTTCGGCATCACTCTGGTTCAATTGTTTTTGCTTTTTAACACCAAACGCATTATCAAATTGTTCATATATTTCTTTCCAAGAACCACCAACTCCACCATCCATATTCACAACGATCTCATTGGTCGGCAGTGCCTTAGGAATCTCAACATCCACGACAGGACCCATCAAAAATTTGTTGCGTGTATAGGTTCGGTTCTGTGGATCAAAAGAAACCATCGCAAGAGCATCAGACTCTTCGCCACAGTCTAAAAGTTTTCTTCCAGTCTTTTTATCTAGAACTGAAAAATATTCATCATTATACTTTTTCATTCTTTGAAGTCTTTTGGTTATTATAGGATACTTTGGCAGGTCTGTAAAGGTTGGGCCAAGTATCTCTAAGAATTTCTGCGAGTTTGTATGGAGTTGTTGAGGATATCATAGTTGTTTTAAGTTAAGAAAAAAGACCCCGAAGGGTCTTGCGTTTCCACAGGGTATTATATTTTTATCACAAAGCATTGCCTCGTGGAAGAACTTCATCTGGAAAGACAAAGTTTTCTCCTGGTTGGTCAATAGGAGCCATCCAGGCACGAATTCCTTCATTAAGAAGTATGTTCTTTGTTACGAAGGTCTCAAATTCTGGATCGGAAGCAGCACGGATTTCTTGTGAAACAAAATCATAAGCACGGAGATTAAATGCCAAACCAACAATACCAATAGATGCTACCCAGAGCCCCATCACTGGCACGAACAACATAAAGAAATGGAGCCAGCGTTTGTTACTAAAAGCAATACCAAAAATTTGCGACCAGAAGCGGTTCGCTGTAACCATAGAATAAGTTTCTTCCTCTTGAGTAGGTTCAAATCCTTTAAATGTGTTTGCCGCAGAACCATCTTCATAAAGTGTATTTTCCACAGTAGCACCGTGAATAGCACACAATAAAGCACCACCAAGAATACCCGCTACGCCCATCATATGAAACGGATTTAGCGTATAGTTATGAAATCCTTGTATAAACAACAAGAACCTGAAGATCGCTGCCACACCAAATGATGGGGCAAAGAACCAACTGGACTGACCCAGTGGATACATCAGGAATACAGAAACGAATACTGCGATGGGACCAGAGAATGCGATTGCGTTGTAAGGTCTGATGCCCACAAGACGAGCAATCTCAAACTGACGAAGCATAAATCCGATTAAGCTGAAAGCCCCGTGGAGCGCCACAAAAGTCCAGAGTCCCCCAAGTTGGCACCAGCGGACGAAACTCCCTTGAGCCTCAGGACCCCAGAGAAGAAGAAGAGAATGACCCATAGAATCTGCTGGAGTGCTAACTGCCGCAGTAAGAAAGTTTGCACCCTCAAGATAGGAACTTGCCAACCCGTGAGTATACCAACTCGTAACGAAAGTTGTCCCAGTAAGCCAACCACCAAGAGCAAGATAAGCAGTGGGAAAAAGAAGAAGTCCAGACCAGCCAATAAAAACGAAACGATCTCTCTTAAGCCAATCATCCAGGACATCGAACCACCCCCGTTGTTGAATAGGTTGTGAAAGTGTTGAAGAAGTCATAACCTCCCTAGTAATTTCTCATATTTATCTTAACATTCCTTAACAAAAAGGTCAATGGGTATTAGTGCTTATGTTCTTCCAAATACTTAATCATACTTTCAATCACACTCACATTATCTCCAAGAAGTCCCATTGCTGTGTTGCAATTATGGCAAAGAAGTTTTCTATTCTTACCAGTTGTATGGCAATGATCTACAACAAAATAATCAGTATTGTGCCTTCCACCAGGTTCTGTGGTATTACAAATAGCACACTGGTTATTTTGTTCTGCAAGCATTAATTCATAATCTTTTTGAGTAATGCCATACGTTCTTTTAAGGTGTTGTTCCCGATACTTGATGGGATCGTGATTTTCTTTAACTCTTTTTCTATCACATTCTTTACAAGTTGAATGTCTAACCATACTGGTTTTATTTCTCAAATAAAAATCATCAATTGGTTTAGTAGTATCACAACTCTTACAATACTTAATTCCTTCTACCTGAATTGCTCTTGCCACTTTACTCGTGCTTTATTCTCATTCATTATTATATAGTAAAAAAGGGACTTTTGCAAGTCCCCTTTTGATATTATTCTGTTTTTATTTTATCAACCAATGGCAGGAGCAGTGAGAGCAACAGGTGTGCTTTCAGCAGCAGCAAGATCCAATGGGAAATTGTGAGCATTACGTTCATGCATAACTTCCATCCCGAGTCCAGCACGGTTCAGAACATCAGCCCAAGTGTTAATAACTTTACCTTGACTATCAACGATAGACTGGTTGAAATTAAAGCCATTTAAGTTAAAGGCCATCGTAGAAACACCAAGAGCGGTGAACCAGATGCCTACAACAGGCCAAGCAGCGAGGAAGAAGTGCAGCGAACGGGAGTTATTGAACGATGCATATTGGAAAATAAGGCGTCCAAAATAACCGTGAGCGGCAACGATGTTATAAGTCTCTTCTTCTTGACCGAACTTGTAACCATAGTTCTGCGACTCATTCTCGGTGGTCTCACGAACCAGCGAGGAAGTAACCAGAGAACCGTGCATAGCACTGAACAGAGAACCACCGAACACACCAGCAACTCCAAGCATATGGAAGGGGTGCATCAGGATGTTATGCTCTGCCTGGAACACAAGCATATAGTTGAACGTACCAGAGATACCCAGAGGCATCGCATCAGAGAAAGAACCTTGACCGAAAGGATAGACCAGGAACACTGCGCTAGCAGCAGCAACAGGTGCGCTATAAGCAACACAGATCCAAGGACGCATACCCAGACGATAGGAGAGTTCCCACTCACGACCCATATAGGCGTAGATACCGATCAGGAAGTGAAACACAACCAGTTGGAAAGGACCACCGTTGTAGAGCCACTCATCTAGGGAAGCAGCTTCCCAAATGGGGTAAAAGTGCAGTCCAATAGCATTGGACGAAGGAATCACAGCACCAGAAATGATGTTGTTTCCGTACATGAGTGAACCAGCAACGGGTTCACGGATACCATCAATGTCCACAGGAGGTGCGGCAATGAAGGCAACAATGAAGCAGATAGTAGCAGCAAGCAGGCAAGGCACCATCAATACACCAAACCACCCCACATAGATGCGGTTGTCTGTGCTAGTAATCCAGTTACAAAATTGTTCCCAAGTATTTGATTGTCGTTGTTGTGAAAGTGTAGCAGTCATTTTTGTTAAGAGAGTTAGATAAAAGTTCGGGGGGACGAACCGTTAGTATTATTCCCCACAGCACCCTCCACTGTGGGTATGAGAGACATCTTTTACTTGCCTAGTCTCGGTGAGGAGTTTCGTCCCTTTTCGGCAAGAACTTGTGTTAAGAACCTGTTACATTTCTTAACCCGTTGTTGTATTTATCATAACACCATCCTTTTAAGAAGTCAAGTGGTGTATTGATTAATTCCTCTTATGTTCCCACCCCTTTGCTCACATCCCTTTTGAGGTCCAGGTTTAAGGTGAAGTTCATATCCAAACTTTGAGCACTCACAAATAGCCCTTTTGACTTGATGTTCTTTTAGCCCAAGTAAATCGGCAACTTCTTTTCTTGATAAACCAGATTGACGATATTTTAATATTGAAAGTTCTTGTTGTGTGGGTTCAGTTTTCTTTGGCGGTTTTCCTCTTTTTTCAGTTGAGTTTCCTTTACTCTTCTTTGCCCAGTTAATTGCTTGTTTATCGTGAATAAGTTTATGAGTTGCTGGATGATAAACATAAAGATGCTCTGGAATATTTCTACCACCTTCACATCTTGGTGGGTTATGGTGAATATCAATGTCCTTCATCTGCTCATCGGTAAGTCCATAATGTTCTTGGGCAACCTTACGATAGTTGTGTTTATCAGTAGAAAGAACAATAGCAGAGCACATAAAAACTCCAAATCTATTATTATTTAGGTAGGTTTGGAGTTGTAATGAAGTTTATGTTAGTATTTCTAAATGTTTAAAAGTCTCTCTCCAATTATATAACTTTTCTTCCACTACTTTAATATTATCAACAATTTTGGGAATATTTTTTTCCTCTATATAAAAG